GTAATTTTTTTGGCACTTGATAGACCTGAAGATGTGAAGAAGCTATTATCTTTGGAACTTACTGGGGTGTGGGTCAACGAAGCAAGGGAAATACCCAAGTCAATTATAGATGCTTGCACTATGAGAGTGGGTAGATACCCTTCTGTCAAAGATGGTGGTGCAACTTGGTCAGGTGTTATCTGTGATACCAATAGTCCTGAAGAAGATCATTGGTGGTCTATTATGAGTGGCGAAGTTCCAGTACCTGATCATATTTCTTTGGAAGAAAGTCGTATGCTTGTAAAGCCTGATAACTGGCAGTTCTTTACACAGCCGAGTGGAATGATAGAAGAAAAAGATGAAGATGGTTCTGTTAGTGGTTACAAGCCAAATCCAAAAGCAGAGAATTCAAAAAATATTTTAGAATCGTATTATCCCAATCTTGTTCAAGGTAAAACAAAGTCTTGGATAGATGTGTATGTGATGAATAGGCTTGGCTCTATACAAGATGGTAAGCCAGTTTATAATATGTTTGTTGCAGATACTCATGTATCAAAAGAAGAAATACCAGTTGCAGATGGTGTGCCACTTTATATTGGACTGGACTTTGGTCTTACACCTGCTGCTGTTTTTGGTCAAAAGGTTCGTGGTCGTTGGATTATACTGCAAGAGATTGTAGCCTTTGATATGGGTATTGTAAGGTTTGCAGAACTACTACGATCAGAAATAGCTACACGATATGGCAATCTTGACATAAATATATTTGGTGATCCTGCAGGTGACTTCAGGGCGCAGACAGATGAAAGCACTCCTTTTCAGGTTTTACGAGGTGCAGGATTAATGGCAAGACCTACAACAAGCAATGATGTATCACTAAGAATAGAATCTGTTTCATCTGTTTTAAATAGAATGGTAGATGGTCAATCAGGAATTTTAATTGACTTTAGGTGCAAAGAACTGATAAAAGGGTTTGAAGGGGGTTATCAATATAGAAGACTCCAAGTATCAGGGGAACGCTATGAGGATAAACCTTTGAAAGATAGGTACTCGCATATCCATGATGCTATGCAATATCTAATGTTAGGTGCAGGGGAAGGCAGGCAAGTATTAGGAATGACTAGACCTATCCAAACATTTAATGCTAGGGTTGATTATGATGTATTTCAAAGGCAGCCTAAAAAACCTCGAAGACAAGGTCTTTGGGCAAGATTATAAAGGAGTAAGATATGTGCATAGGTGGTGGTGGCTCATCAAGTCCTCCTCCTCCAACAGTAGAAGAAAAAGAAGCTGAGATGGAGAGAGAAAGTGCAAAAGAACAAGAAACTGCAAAAAGACGAGAAGCAAGACAAGATGTTCTTGAAGAGAATATAGCCAACATTAGAAGAGGAACTGGTAGACGTTCTTTACTGCGTGGCAGTGGTGGTGGCATTGGCTTCTACAATAGGTATAATTTATAATGCACGAAAAATCTGCTGAACTTTTATTACAACGCTATGAAAAAGCTCTAGCTGTAAGAAGAGAGTTTGAAGAGTTGTATGATGAAATCTTTGAATATTGTTTGCCACAAAGACAAGGATTTAAAAATTATTCAGCAGGTCAAAGACGAGATGATAAGATATTTGATGAAACTGCTGTAGTTGGTATACAAGAGTTTGCATCAAGATTGCAGTCAGGTCTTACACCAAACTTTGCAAGATGGGCAGACTTTGTTACTGGGCAAGAAGTTCCTGAAGAAGAAAGAGATGATGTTAATAATGCACTTGATGAGGTAACTGATTATGTTTTTGAAGTATTGCAAACATCAAACTTTGCACAAGAAATCCATGAGTGTTTTATTGATTTGGCTTTGGGTACTGCTGTTCTTTGTGTCATGGAAGGTGATGCTGTTAATCCTATTCGCTTTCAATCTATACCTTTACCTCATGTTGTTTTAGATACTGGACCTGATGGCAAGGTTGATCATGTATATAGAGAACGCATGATTAAAAATGAAGATATAATGATTGCTTTTCCAAATGCAATCTTATCTGAAAACATTGCACAGAGAATACAAAACAATCCTGAATCAAAAACAAAAATACTCGAAGTATCATGTAGATTATATGATGATCAGAATGTAGAAAAGTATGGTTATTATATTATAGATGTTGCAGACAAGGTTATGATTATGTCTGAAACATATGAAGGTGTAGGATCAAATCCTTTTATTGCATTTAGATGGAGTAAAGCATCAGGTGAGATTTATGGTAGAGGACCTGCAATCAATGCTTTGAGTGCAATCAAAACGTGTAACCTTACAATAGAATTAATATTAGAAAATGCTCAGATGGCAATCTCTGGTATCTATCAGATAGATGATGATGGAGTTATTAATGTTGATACAATTAATCTCGTGCCAGGGACTGTCATTCCAAAAGCACCGACCAGTGCAGGATTGCAACCGATAAGAACAGCAGGTTCTTTTGATGTCGCTAATCTTGTTTTAAATGATATGAGAAATAATATTAAGAGAGCATTGTATAATGATATGTTAGGTGATCCGAATAAAACACCTGCATCTGCAACAGAGGTCGCAGAAAGAATGGCTGACTTATCAAGAAAGATTGGTTCAGCTTTTGGTAGATTACAAGCAGAGATGGTTCAGCCAGTTCTGCAAAGAGTTATATATATTTTAAAGAAACAAGGTCGTATAGATATGCCAGTTGTTAATGGAAGAGAGGTAAAGATACGAAGTGTTTCACCACTTGCACAAGCACAATCTAATCAGGATATTGTATCGCTGAATAGATTTTTGCAAACTGTGGCAGGTTCGTTTGGACCTGAGGTGCTTAACATTTTAATTTCTTCTGAAGAAACTGCTGTGTATTTGGCTAAGAAATTTGGTGTGCCTGATAAGTTAATACGAGATGCTGACGAAAGACAGCAACTTGTACAGATGGCACAACAGATGCAAATGCAACAACAACAAGGAGTGATGCAAAATGACGGACAAGCAACCTAATCTTGGGATAGATGGTTATCCTAGAAAGAAGCAAGATGATGAAAAGATATCACAAGATGTTCTTGCTTTATTTAATACACCAAATGGACAAGAGGTATTAAGATATCTACGTTCTATTACAATCGACGTTATTAGTGGTGCTAATATATCTGATAATGAGCTTAGACATTTAGAAGGTCAAAGATATTTAATAGCCTTGATAATAAGAAGAATGAATCATGCAACATCATTAAAGAGTAAAACAAATGAATGAAGTAACAGAAAATAATCAAGAAACAGTTAGTACAGAATCTGCCACTGAAGACGCAACTACGCATAACGTGGACTCTTCCTCCAACTCAGTGGCAGATACCACTGCAAGACCTGAGTGGCTTCCTGAAAAATTTGCTACTGCTGAAGATATGGCAAAGTCTTATAGCGAACTTGAATCTTGGAAAGGCAAGAAGGAAGAAGACATTAGATCAGCAATGCAGGAAGAAATTGAAAAAGAAGCTTTTGCTGATAGACCTGCATCAGCAGGTGAGTATCAAATACCTGAGTCTTTAGATGAATCAGAAGCAGCAACCAATCCGTTACTGAAAGAGTGGGCAGAGTTTGCTTGGGAGAATGGCTATTCACAAGATGAGTTTGCACATTGGGTCAATAAGTTTGCAGGATATATGCAGGAACAAGATACTGATGTTGAAGCAGTTAAGACTGCATTAGGTGATAATGCTAATGCTAGAGTAGAAGCAGTGCAGTTGTTTATGAATAAGTTTTTTCCTGAAGAACTCCATGATGCTGTGTCACAGCTTGGCACATCTGCTGAAGGTATAAAAGCTTTAGAGCATATACAAAAATCATTATCAGGCACAAACCCAATGCAAGATATATCTTCTCCAAGTAAATTATCACAAGAAGATATAATGGCAAAGATGCGTGATCCTAGATATTATGATCCTGCTCGAAGAGATAAAGCCTATGTACAAGAAGTAAATGACAGTTTCAAAAAACTTTATGGGTGAAGGCGTTTATGATGGATATTCCATTGTAAAAGCTGATTCAGATCACGTTCATTATCTTCAAAATAATTTAAGAGATGCTGATGTTAGGGAGTGCATTATACATGGTGCAACTCCCTTTCGCGCTTTAATGGGTGGTTTGAGAGAAAAAAACAGTGAAACATACACTGTAATGATTGATGATAACCCTGCTATTATGTTTGGAGTTAATCCAATTATAGAACATACAATAGGAAAAATATGGCTGTTAGGGTCATATGAAATAGAAAATCATAGTTGGAAATTCTTAAAATGGAGCAGAAAAGTTATTGATTACTTCCAAAATCAATATTATCAGCTAGAAAATGTTGTTCCTGCTGATCATGTAAAAACGCTTGAATGGCTTGATTTCCTTGGGTTTGAGATATTAAATGAGCCTTTACAAGTTAATGGATTTGCAGTTTTGCGATTTGTACGTTGCAAAGGTGATAAAATTTTGGTAAATAGAAAAGAACAGCCCTGTTACTAGCTGATAGCCCATTTGGATAACTAGATGAAGCGAAAGACGGATAACTGGAAAATAGTAATGTAACTTTAAATAAGGAGAACTATAATGGCTAACTCAATAGATACAGCCTTTATTAGACAGTTCGAAACAGAAGTTCACCTTGCTTATCAAAGAATGGGTAGTAAATTAAGAAATACTGTCCGTACAGTTAGTAACGTGAATGGATCAACAGTACGTTTCCAAAAGATTGGTACTGGTTCGGCTTCTACTAAATCAAGAAATGGTATGGTAACTCCAATGGAATTAGCACATACCACAGTTGATGTAACTCTAAGCGACTTCTATGCAGCAGAATACATTGACAAACTAGACGAACTTAAAACTAACATAGATGAAAGACAAGCTGTGGCAACAAGTGCTGCTGCTGCTCTAGGTCGTAAGACTGATGAGATTTTGTATACTGCTATGGACGCAGGTGCAAACTCAACTCAGATTCACGACACTGGTTCAGCATTAGCAAAAGCTGATTTGCTTACATTGTTTGAAACTATGAGTACTGCAAATATACCTGAAGATGGTCAGAGATATTTAGCTATGCACCCAAAGGGGTATGCTGATTTATTCCTGATTACAGAGTTTGCATCATCAGACTTTGTCGGTGAGCAGAATCTACCATTTGCAGGTGGAATGAGCATGAAAGAGTTTTTAGGTTTCAAGATATTTTCAACTTCAGCTATTACAGCAGGTAAGAACATTGCCTATCATACTTCAGCAGTAGGCTTAGGTATTGGTGCAGATGTTACTACTGAGTTGAATTATGTACCTGAGAAGGTTTCACATTTAGCAACTTCTATGATGTCTATGGGTGCTACTGTCATTGATGACAATGGTATCTATGAAGTCTTAGATAACAACTCATAAGGGGGTTATAATGGCTTATAGTGCAGCAAACTTAACTCGTATTGGTGGCAGTTCAGGTGGTGACCTTTGGTTTTACAGTTCAGCAGATGCTATTGGAACAGTAAACACATCAGGTTACTTCAATGATGCTGCTAATATGTTGGCAGTTCGTGACGTTATAATTGTGGTAGACACTAATACTCCAACAACAAACTTTGTAAATGTATTATCAAATACTGGTTCAGTTGTTGATGTATCAGATGGCACAGCTATAGCTGAAACTGATGGCGATTAAGGAGTAGGGGGAGCAATCCCCCTAATCTTATATGACAAGTACAGCAGCAAATTCAGCAATAGATATAGCATCAAGAGCGTTGGTTCTTATTGGTGCAGAGCCTATTACTGCTTTTGGCTCATCAAGTACAGAGTCATTGGTTGCCACTAATATGTATGAAGATACAGTTAGAGCAACACTATCAAGTGCAAGATGGAGGTTTGCATCAGAGCAAGCTGTATTAGCAGCAGTGGGTTCTGATCCTACTGGTCGTTTTGACAAAGCACATCAACTTCCTGCAAATGTATTAGTGCTTCATGCAGTAACTGTTAATGATAATCTTGTTAACTATACTGTATATGGTGATAAAGTATTTAGTAATGTAGCAACAGCCGATACAGTTGTTGCAGATTTTACATTTAGACAAGTTGAAAGTGAGTTTCCTTCTTATTTTTCTTTGGCACTTGAATATTCTTTAGCAACTATCTTTGCTACAGCTATTGCAAGAAGTGCAACTTTAGCAAAGCTAATGAATGAACAAAGCACATTGCTTATGGCAAAAGCAAGAAACTTAGATGCACAACAACAAACAACTAGAAAACTAGCAACATCAAGATTTATAACTGATAGGAGGTCTTAGTGCCATCTTTGAAAGTACCTTTAAATAATTTTCAGTTTGGGGAAATTAGTGGCTCTTTGACATCAAGAACAGATACTCAAGTTTATAATAATGCAGGTGAGCAGGTTAGAAACTTTTGGATCAGAGCAGAAGGTGGACTTAAGAAAAGAGCAGGTACACGTAGACACTATTCTTTTGGCAGTAATAGTTTTACAAAAGCAACCATGCAACTGCAAGTTGGCAACTCAATAAATCTTGTAGGTAATTATGTACAGTTTCAACTGAATGATGGAACAACAATAAGACTTCAAGGTGAAACTGGTGATGCTTATGGAAATACTACAGCACCAAGTTCTAATGTAGGCAATATATATTTCTTTAGACCTATTATTAGTGGTGGCACAGCAACACAAAGAAATGAAGAAACTGCTTCAAGAATACAAGCTGTGTTAAATGGTATTAGTGGTGTGACTGCTACAGTGAATGGTACAAATGCTGCTTTTGTAGATGTAGAAAGAGATGATGCAGGTGGTCAGTTTCTTGATGTAATAACAACTAAACGTTCAGCAGGAATAAGTATTAATGGTGTTACTGGTTCAGGATTTAAGTATATTAGACTTCAAAAAAGATTAGAACCTTTTGAATTTTCAGATGATGAAAAATATATTGTATGTTTTAGTAATGAAAGAATAGATGTATTTTTATTAGAAGTTCCTTTTGGTCAGCCTGAAGACCTTTTTATACAATCAAGTATGCAAATTACTGGACAAACATGGCTAAAAGCTACAACAACTGCACCTTATATTGAAGAGATGACAGTGGCACAACAAGGTGATGTTATGTTTATAGCACACCCTACACACATGATTCGTATGCTTACAAGAACTTCTTTGACTTCATTTACAGTTTCTACATTTAATTTTGATACATCTTTTAATGGAGAGTATATTTATCAACCTTATTTTTCAGCACAACCTCAAGGAATAAAAGCTGAGTTAAATGGTAATCAGGCAAGTTTAAATAAAATTCTTACTATTAAAGATCAAGATAATGCTAACTATCCTTACTTTACAGCTTCAAGACAAACTACACCAGTTATAACTTTGAATCAGGTAGAGTCAGGCAAAGTTTACTATATTCTTCATGCACAGTCTTCAACTGCTGCTGATTTTCAAGCAATCGGCGCTCCTACAAATGATACTGGTCTTTTATTTAAAGCAAGTGTTGATGGAGATACTGTAACTTTTTCAGGATCAAATTCAGGTCAAGTTGTTGATCAATCACAAATTTCAGGTTCAGGTGCTGCTATTGGCACAAACATAGAAATGCTTGGTTCAAGAATAACTATACAAGCCTTAGATGTTGGCAATACTGGACAAAATTTATCAGGAGGTAAGACAGCTTTAGCACGAGTACAAATACATAAAGATATAGAATTTAAACTACCAGTTGATTCTATATCAACAGATGAAGGATCAGCAGTCATAACAATTACACAAGCATTACATGGACTTACTGGTGGAAATATAACAATATCTAATGCAGGTGCAGTTGGTGGTATTGCTAACTCAAATATAAATGGAACAAAAGCAGTAACTGTTTTAGATGATAATACTTATCAAGTTACAGCAGGTGCTTCTGCAACATCAAGTGCAATCGGTGGTGGCACACCTACAATAGCAGTTGCCACACCATCAACAACAAACTGGGCAGAGCAAAGTTATTCTACAGTCTATGGATTTCCTGCAGCAGTTACCTTTCATCAAAACAGATTATGGTTTGCAGGTACATTAGGACAACCTGATAATATATGGGCAAGTCAGTCAGGTAAGTATTTTAATTTTGATATAGGAGATGGAGAAGATAGTGATGCTTTAGACATTACAGCTAATGTAGGAGAGATACAGCAAATAAGACATTTAGTATCAAACAGAGATTTACAAGTTTTTACATCAGGTGCAGAGTTATTTATATTATCACCTTCAACAAAACCAATCACTCCATCAAATGCACAAATAAAAAAACAAACACCTTATGGTTCATCATTTGTTAAACCTGCACCTTTTGATGGTGCTACATTATTTGTACAAGGTAGTGGCAATGCACTTAGAGAGTTTTTATTTACTGATGCTGAAGATGCTTATACATCTGTTGCTGTTTCTGCATTAGCACCACATCTTATTCGTAATCCAACACAACAAGCAGTAATTAAAGGTAGACTTGATCGAAGTGAAAACTATTCTTTCTTATTAAATGAAGATGGCACAATTGCTGTGTTTTATTCTATTCGTGGAGAAAAGAAAGCAGGTTGGGGATTATGGGATACGCAAGGTGCATGGCATAGTATTTGTTCAGTAGGTAGTCGTTTGTATGCAGTTTGTGTTAGAGATGATGGTAGTGGTACACCACAGACTTTTCTTGAAGAATTTAGAACTGATTTTCCTTTAGACTTTTGTGACAGATTTGAAGCTATAAATGCAGCAGGTCAAACTAATGGTGGTACAGTGCAAGGTCTAACAACTGTTTCAGCAGTTAACTCTGCTACTGGTGGAACACATTTTGCTACTGGTGCGTCAATTAAAGCAGTGAATGGTAATGATTTTTTAGGTACATTTACAGTAGCAAGTGCTAATGATGGTTCAATAGATGTTAGTGCATCTAAGAATGATGTAAGAGAAATATTTGCAGGTTATAGTTTTACACCAAAGCTAAAGACTTTACCAGTAGATGCAAAACTTGCAGATGGTCCTTTGACTGGTGAACCAAGAGAAATTACAAAAATAATATTAGATTTATTTCAAACATCTTCTGTCAATGTCAAAGCACCATCAGATACATCAACAGCAAGAGATTTAATTATACCAAATGTTACAGATGATTTATCATTGGAAAAGTCACCAGTAACTGGTAAAGAAGAGTTTAGAACATTAGGGTATAGTCGTGATCCAAGAGTTATTGTTTCACAAAGTCACCCTCTTGATTTACAAATTAACGGAATAATAGTAGAGGTAGCGTACTAATGGCACCAAATCCATATTTAATAATGGCAGGAATAGGAACAGCAGTTTCAGTTTTAGGTTCAATGAGTGCTGCAAAAGCAGCAAAAAGACAAGCAGCACTTCAAAGAAGGCAACTACAAGCACAAATAGAAGGCGCTCAAGTAGCAGCACTACAACAGCACAATGAAAGAATTTCTAATTTAAATTCGTTAATATCAACAAATAATGCTATTCTTGGTGCAACTGGTAGAGATTTTGATAGAAGTTATAAACGAATAATAGAAAAAGCAAAAAAAGATGCAACTACTGATACTTCAAGAATAAGTTTGCAAAGAGCAAATCAAATAGCTCAATCGTCATTACAAGGTAATTTAATTACTTTACAAGCACAAAATAGAGCAAATGCGTATAGATTTAGAGCATTAGGTTCTGCATTAACAGGTGCATTAAATGCTTATCCACTAATGCCAAATAGTTCATCAGGACCAGATTATAGATATGTAGGAATGGATTAATGAGTTTTATAAAATCAAAAGGTACATCAATAATAAATAAACCTATTGGTATTGTGTCAGTAAATACTGGTGAACAACAATTGTATGAAGAAATTACACAATCAGCAAATCAACTAACTAACTCTGCACTTGCTTCAGCTAAACAAATGGAGATTCAAAAGGGTCAAGACTTTGGAATGTCTATTCAAACAAGAGATGCAAATGGATTTTTGCAAGTTGAAAAAACACCTGATACTTTCTCTGATATTGCAAAACAATCAGCACAAAATGAATTAAATAAAATATATGCTAATGAATTATCAAATGATGTAAATTTACAATTAACAAAAGCAAGAGCAGATTCTAAAGGTGATTTAGAAACATTTCAAAGATTAGCTTCTGCATATTTAGGAGAAACTGAAAAAGTTATATCAGGGCAAGGTGGCTCTCAATACATTCCTTTATTGAGAAGAGCAGGTGCAAGATATATGTCACAACATCAAAATGCTATTGTTTTACAAAATGCTAAAGATGCTGAACGAAAAGCAACAAATATTGAATTAGCAAATATAGAAAATGAAATAATAGAAGTTGATTCTTTAATATCAAATGGTGTTGAATTTATTGATGATTCTTTAACTGGAGAAGATGTTAATATTATGGATTATGCAAGTAGCTTAAAATTTAGAGCAGCACAACTCTTTGAAAAAGGTAGTATAAGTAATCCATTGTATCAAGAATTAAAAAATAAAGTTGAAAAAACTGTCTTAACAGCTAAAACAAGATTTGCCTTAAATCCAATGGGTAATACATTAGATATTAATGCTATAAACGTATTAAAAAATTATGCTTTAGATGGCAGTTTAACTGATAAAGAAAAAGCTGTTTTAGTTAAGTATGACATAGATGATAACTGGTTAGATGATTTTGATGGTATAGCAAGAACAAATAGAGATTATATTGTGCAACGTATAAATCAATATGGTACAGCAGTAAAAGAAAAACTTACCGAAATTGGTAAAACAAATAAAGATATTGATTTTAGTATAAAGTTTGAAGGTGATGATATAATCAAGTTTAGTTCAGATGATGAAAAAAGAATGGACTCCTATTTAGCAAAAAAATATAACAATGGTAAACCACTAACAAATAATGACATTTATAGAATAGCAGCAACACAACAAGGTTTATCTGATATATTAAAACATAATGGATTGTCTAAAAAGATAAAACATTTATTTCAAAACTTACCACAATTTTTAGCTAAAGTTCAAACAGAAGGTGACAAAGCATTACCTGAACTTATTAAGCAAGTTGATTTATTTAAAAATATGTATGCACGTCATGGAACAGCAGGCAATATAACAAATCAAGCATTTCGAGATACTATTGGTAATGGGACATTTGAGCAATGGTTATCATTAACAACAAGAATAGGATTATATGGTGAAGAAAATGTTGCAGGTATTTTAAAAGATATACAATCAACAGATATAGATGCAGCAAGTCGAGAAGTTATGCAAAAGAAAAACTTATCAATTATTGATTCTAATTTTACAAAGTTTGGTGTAAATGCAAGTGTAGACGCATTGATGAGAAAATATATTGATGAAGGATTGTTTGGTACTGGTGCAGACTTTAATCCTGAATCTATTTTATATATGAAAATGGTGGCTAAAAAAGAATTAGCCATTGATAATACAGATGAATCAACACTTAAAGAGGTATTAAAAAATACTTACAATGCTTTATATGTAGAGTCATCAGTAATATTTAGTGAGTCACAACAAACTGGTGAGTCAGCTTTTTATACTTTTGGTATGGGTACAAAATATTTAAGAAGTAGATTTGCACCTGAAAGGTTTTTTGGTACTGGTGAAGTATTTGATGGCTTTAAATTATATGTAAATAATCATGTTAAAAAAATTATGGGTGATGGTAAAGATTATAAGTTAGGTGAAAATATATTTTTATTTCCAACTAAAAGATCAGGCACATTAAGCACAGCAGAATATATGGTGGTATCAAGTGATGGACAATCACAGTTACTAAAACAAGATGGTGATATTATTGCTATTACTACAAATGGTTATATGAAAAAACTTAATGATGAAAATAGAGTAAAGTATCTTGATAGAATAGAACAACTTAGAAAACAAAGAATCAAAAGAATTAAAGGGGAAAAGAAATTAGCTAAAGATTTAAATAAAGATGAAAATTCTTTAATTAAATTTTTTAAAAGTTTTACAGCAACTCAAGATATTACAGGACAGTTATTAAAATAAATGCCACAACCAATACCATATTATAGTAGAAATCAGGGCATATCTACTGCACCTGATTTGGGATTTTGGGAAGATGTAGGTAATAATTATGCTAGACAATATAAAGGCATATTAAGAAGTTTTAATGCTACATTATTTGAAGACTTTGCAACTGAACAAGCAGAAGAAGATTTTGCTTGGTATAATGATATTGAAGGATATGAAGAAGAAGCTGAGTATTTAAGTCAGGCAAAGAATAAAAAACATTTAGATTATTTAAAAGAAAACTTAGAAATACAAAGAGAGATAAGACGTAAAGCTGAAAGAGGTGGCTTTATTCCTGCTATTGTAGCAGGTATAGCCGACCCATTAAATGTAGGATTTATGTTACCAATATTTAATACTGGTATAAGAGCAGCATGGCAGGCAAAAAATGCTTTTGGCGTTGGTTATGAAACTGCAAAAGTAGCTGTGCCTTTTGCTGTTACACGAGAAGCAATTAGAGCTCCTTTTGATCCATATAGTACACCTGCTGAAATTGGCACAAATATTAGTGCTGAGGTTTTGCTTTCAGGATTATTTGGATTTGCTGCTAGAGGTGCTGCAAATAAAATAATGCAACCTAAGATACAAGAAAGTATTAGAAAATATACAGATTATATATTTGATAGAGATACTATTCCAAAAGATATTAATGGTGTTAAAGTAAATCAAAAGCCAACTGGTAAAACTAGACCTGATGGCTCTAAAGTAAATGCTTATTATAGTCCAACAAAAAAAGAAATATTTTGGGACAAAAAATCTTTGTTAGCTGAATATCCTTTGAAGCCTTGGCTATCTCCAAAAGTTAGAGGTGTATTACCTTTACCTGATTATTTATTTCAAAAGCCTGAAGATTGGGCAAGATTTGTTTTACATCACGAAAAAGCTCATGCAGAAAATCCATTTGAAACATTGCGTGTTCGTTATGAAGCACAGAATCCAAAATTTAAATACTCAAGAGCAGATTATGAAAATGAAATAAACAATATTGCTATTGAAGATTTTTCAAAAGGTTTTGGATTAAAGCAAACAGTAGGAACTAAAAGTGCTTTATATAAAATGATTACCACCCCTGGCAAAAGAATATTGAATGACACAAAGCTACCTAATGAAATTAAAAAGTCTTATGCAGATTTATTTTACAATGCTTCAATAAATTTAGAAGGTAATATAAGTGGTGCAGGTACTCATGGAGGTAGTGCTGCTGCTCGAACAATACCCTATAGAGCAACTGCAAAAAGAACTAATGATGCTATTAAAGCTGCTTATTTACAAGAGTTAAAAGGTAATCCATTACCATCACAAATACTTGGTTTAGACATAGATGCTTTAAGTGTAAGGATAGGCAACTATGGAGAAAAGGCAAAAACCTATCAGGATTTTTATACTAATTTGGTATCTTTTAGAATTGATATGGTGACTGATCCTGCATTTGATATGAACTTATATCATGCTTTACCTGATAAACATAAAGAAGCATTAGATGCTTTAGAAACATTTTTTACAGACTTTGAAAAAGGATTAAGAGATGTAGGTAAATTAGGTGATGATACTGGAGTAAGAAGAAAAGTAGCTGATTTAAAAAAAGCCAAAGAATATCACGAATCACAAATAGAAAAACTTAATAAAAATGTTGTGAAAGGTGAAACAAGAAATAAATACATTAATAAACTAAAAATAGATTTAATAGCTACACAAAAAAAGATAGATGAGTTAATAGCTTTTAAAGATAAAAATATGGGTAAGCCAGTTACTCGTGAATTTTTTAATAAAAAAACTGGCAGAAGAGATTTTGGCAAATTTAAATATACATTAAAAATGTTTAATGAAGATGCTGCAGAATTTAATCGTAGAAGAATAATATTAAAGGGTGAGATTAAAGCAGCAGAAGCAAATCCAAACTATCTTGGCTCTGAAGAATTTAATATCAAGGTTGTACCTCATCAACAATATATAAATAAAATTGATACTGAAATAGAATTTTTAAATGGAGTATTAGAAACACCAATCAGAAAGTATGCTTATCCACATTATTTTAATAAAAGACTTTTATTAGAAGATGAAGATGCAAGAGCAAGATTTAAACAAAAACTTACAAATTTATTTTTTAAGGAAGGTGGCAAAAAAACTTGGGACGAAGATGCAGGTACTTATTTACTAGAAGATGCAAGTGATCTTGGTAAAGCAGCAGAGTTGGCAGAAAGAACAATATTACATATATTAGAAGACCCTGATATTATTAATCTTTTACCTAGAAGTGGTAAGAGAAAACATTTGATGTCCAGAGTTTTAAATTTTCCAACACATGAACTTAAAGAGTTTCTTATTCTTGATGAAAGAGTAATTGAAAAATATGCAAATCAAATGGGATTTCATATAGAGTTTGGTCGTAAAATGGGAACTATGGATATTGATGATGTCTTAGATAGACATGAATTTGTTATGAGAGAAAAAGGCATACCTGAAAAAAGAATAGCTGAAGTTCGTAGTGATTTTTTAGGAGATTACGAAAGAGAAGCAGGTATACATATTCGTGATCCTGAAGCTAGAAGTCAAAGATACGTAAGAAACTTACAAGCTGTTTCAGGCATGACCTACTTAGGTGGTGCAGGTTTAACTTCACTTATAGATGCAATAGGTATGCCTATATTTAGATTTGGTCCAACAAAAGTTTTTAAAACTGGCATGGACGCAATTAATGGTGACTTTCCTGAAATGTTAAAAATGGGAAAACAACTTAGAGAATTAGCAGGTGAAGCTATTGAAATGGACGTTCCTATTGTACAGCAAAGATATTTAGGTGATAGTGTAAGAGATATACAGCCTCGTCTTACTGAAAGAGTTATACAAGGTGCAGAAAAAGTATTTTATAGAGCCAATCTATTATCACAAGTAACAGTTGCAGGTAAATATTTAGATAATAATATTTTAATACCTACTTTTTATCAAAGAGCATTAGCTATAAAAAATAAAGAGTCTATAATTGAAGGTGGCAAAGATGTAACTGATAGTGTTATTGAAGAATTAGGAAGATATGGCATAAGTCCACAAACAGCTATAGATATGATAGATTCAGCAGGTTGGTATTTATCTCCAAAAGGTTATGCAAAAGTTGATATAAGTCAATGGGCAGATACAACTGTTGCTCAAAGAGAACTAAAACAAAGTTTTCTTACATACATGGGTACTCATGCTCGTAATACTATTATGAACGCTACTGCTTTTGATAAACCTATGATTATGGACGGATTTATGTATGTAAGAATGAATCCAATATTAAAGATGATGGGATATACTGCTGATAAAAGAGCTTCTACAGCTAATATAGATATGGTTCGTTTAGAATCTGCTGTATTTGCTTTACCTTTTAAGTTTTTAAATTTTGTATTTGCAGCAACAAATCGTATTACAATGAATATGTTTGATCCAAATGTACAACATAGATTAACTGGCATGATGGCTTTGATGGCTATGAGTTATTTAGTTTTGAAATTAAAGAAACCTGATTATTGGTTTGAGAATAGAAGTACACCTGACTTAATTGCAAGAGTTTTTGATCAAAGTGGTATAGGTGGCATCTATACAGATTTGGCATATCATGCTATACATAGTGCCATAGCACAAGGTCATTATAATAATAATACTGCTTGGATAAAAGGTAAGTTTAAACCTACACCTATGGACGATTTATTTGACAAATTAGGTGCAACACCTAGTATGATTAGAGAATGGACTCTTGGTGCATATGAATTAACAGCAGGTAGTACAGATGAAGGTATTAAAAGATTATTAAGAAATGTACCTGTAATAGGATTATTTGGTATGAATAGAGATTTAGAATATATGTTTAGAACGAGGTATTAATATGGCAATAGTACTAGCAGATAATACACCACGAATAGAATATACAGTAGCACAAGGGGTTACACAGACAGTATTTCCCATACCCTTTGTATTTTTTAACAAAGAAGATTCAAGCAATGTAGATGTTAAGGTCTTTGTTGATGGAGTAGAAAGAACATTAGGCAGTATATCAACAACTACATTTTCTATTACATCAGGTGGTAATGGTGCAAAAGGTTCATTGTCTACTACTGTTACTGGTATATCAGGTGGCAGTACAGTTATTGTTTTGAGAGATACAAAGATTGGAAGAACAACAGACTTTCCTAGTGGTGGTGCATTTGAGGTAAGTAAACTTAATACAGAACTTGATACCTTAGTTGCTATTGAAGGTGACTTCGAAGATCATGTTAGTCGATCTATCAGATTGCAAGATAAAGATACAGCAGTAAGTTTAGCTTTACCTTTGAAAGCAGATAGGCTTGGTAAGCAACTAGGATTTAATGCTACTACTGGTGCAGTACAAATGTTTACACCTGAGTCATTAGCTATTGCATCAGATAGTGGCAGTAGTAGTGTTGATCTTACATCTAATACATTTACCTTTACTGGTGGCGAGGGTATAGATACTTCTATATCCAATCAGACTTTGACGATTACTGGTGAGTTAGCTTCTACATCTAATAAAGGTGTCGCAAGTTTTAACTCTACAAACTTTACAGTATCAAGTGGTGCTGTTACTGCAAATGATATTACTCTTGCTTCTGATAGTGGCTCAGCCACAAACACATTAGGTGAAACATTTACTTTAAGTGGTGGCACTGGCTTAACGACAAGTGCTACTGGTAGTACAGTTACCATGAATGTTGATGCAGCACAAACTGGTATAACAAGTTTACTTGCTACTGACATCAAGATTGGTGAAGATGATGAAACTAAGATTGACTTTGAAACTGCAGATCAAATTAATTTCTATGCTAACAATGTAAATGTTGTACAGCTTTCTAATGCCAATAGTGGTGATGCAGTTTTTACTGTGCCTACATCTGATAAAGATTTTGTAATCAAAGGTAATGATGGTGGTTCAACAATTACTGCATTGACTATTGATATGAGCAATTCAGGTGATGCAAGTTTTAACAATAATGTAACTGTAGGTGGCAATCTTACTGTTAATGGCAGTTCTACCACAGTCAACACAGCAACACTTACAGTCGAAGATCCTTTGATATCTTTAGCAAGTGGTAATAATAGTTCTGATTCAGTTGATATTGGGTTCTATGGATTGTATGACACAAGTGGTAGCCAAGATTTATATGCAGGTTTATTTAGAGATGCGAGTGACAGTGGTAAGTTCAAACTATTTAAAGACTTACAAGCAGAGCCTCAAACAACAGTAGATACTAGTGGCACTGGTTATGCAGTAGGAACATTGGTTGCTAATCTTGAAGGCACAATACAAACTGCTTCACAAACAAATATCACATCTTTAGGCACGCTTACTGGATTAACAATAGATGGTGATACAACACTTACTGGTGCTAATGGAAACATAGTCTTTGACAAGTCAGATGATGCCCTTGAGTTTGCAGATGATGTCAAGGCAGTGTTTGGTACTGGTGGTGATTTAGAAATATATCACGACGGAAATAATAGTTATATTCAAGAAACTGGAACTGGTAATTTAAATGTTAGGTCAAGTTCGTTTAGAGTTAGAACTGCTGACAATAGTGCATTTTTATTAAGAGCAGATACTGGAGGTTTTGCAAGATTATATTATAATGGTAGTCATAAATTAACAACACAAGATACTGGTGTAGATATTGTTGGTACGCTTACAGCAGACGGAATAAGTTTAGGCGATAGTGAAACAATATCTGTTGGTGCTTCAGATGATTTACAAAT